GATTAGCCAAGAATAATACTCTTACCGTATTGCCGATTGTTCTATGGTAGTCTCCGGAAATAAATCCTCTACCATCAATTACTATATTGATAGGAGATTTAATAAGAAAACTTTTTAGTGCTTTACCAATCGATTTTTTATTATGTGATTCTGCATCACTCTCTTGATCTATAGATTTAAATTGATTTGATCCATCTTCAAAAGCACCCGATTGAGAAAATTGTGATATGTGTTCTGATTCATATTTCTGTATAGCTTTTTCATTGATCTTATAATTATTTGAAAATGTTACTCTTTCGTATTCTTTTAATTCAAGTTGAGATAATGCATCATTTTCAATATCAAATGAATGTGTTTTATATCTACCTGTTAAACTATCATAGAAAGAATATTTAGCTCCGACTACACCTTCCCTTATTCGACTATACATATCATCATTATTTTCTAATGAATATGATTTTATAGGAATCATTTCTTGAGAATTTCGTACTTCTGCAAAACCTTCGCCGCTTCCATGTAAGAAAGGCGACTTGGTATTAACAGGAGTTTGAGTTAACATTGCATTTAAATCTGTATAGAACAAATCATCCGATTGAAATGTAGAGAACAAATATGTAGGTAATCCATTTGCATTAGTAAGTCGTGATTTAATCCAAGATAAAGCTCTTAACGGTGAAAGATTAGGAATAATCATTTTCATTTTATCTTGATATGTACTAGAAGAAGTAAATTCTTTTATACCTTTACCAAGATATTCTTCGGTAATAGCTTTCATAATCGTAAGAGGATTACCTTTATACGCACGATTAACATTTATAAGATTTGATTCATATTCTGAATATTCTATTAAGTTCAAAAAGATAGCTTCTGTTGATTCATTATTTTTCTTAGCAGAAATTACTTTATGTACAATAAACTTTTTAGATATTGACTTAGGCATATTAGGATTTTCAGATTGGTTTAGAAATATAGTAATTGTTTCTGCGCCTTGAAAATCCATTCTATCATAGAGTCTCATAGAGTCAACAATAGCAATTTTACCGGTAAGGTAGTTGTTTTCTATATTTTCAAATATCTCAATGTCAGTAACTACTCCTAAAATTTCTAAACCATTTTGATCTAAAAATCGAGAGGAATTAATAATTACACTTTCAAGGGAATAACCCTTTACTGATTCGGTATTACTTGACATTATGAATTAATAGCCTGTTTAAAGAGTGCCACTACCTGATTAATAAGATCCGGTTTTACTACTTTAATATGTTTTAGATTATCATTATCTTTTATGTATCTATCTAGATGTGTTACTTCTGTAAGCTGTGCACCGGGTCCAACGGCTGGATCAATATCTACTATTTCACCACTACCATTCTCGTAATGATGTGCTGACAAATATTCTAAAGATGCACCGGTTGTAGTAACTGTTTGAGTACTAACAGCAGCAGATACGTTACTTACTGCTTCACCTATTGCAAATGCAGATTGCGCTGCCACAGTAACTTGGCCAATATCTAAATTTCTACGAAGCACTGATCCTCTAGAAGCAGTGTTTAGTCCAACTACAGTTTCACCAACTTTATGTGTATTTGTTAATGAATCTTTAGTTGTATATGTAAAATGTGGAAAGTCTATTTTTGCTCTTTTAATAATTTCTTCATTTGTTACTGGCCAACCTTGCTTTCTTAAATGGTCATTTAAAAGAAAAAATGTCCAATGGTAAATAGGTGTACCGTATATATCATAAGAACATTGATCAGGTCTATTTCCTTCTTGTATATCATAAAAAGTATGGAATGCCACATTATCTGCAATACGATCTAGCACGTCAGAATATGCTGATATATCTTGAACTAGCTCACTGGATATCTTACCAGTGCCCTGTGCTTCTTGGTCACCAAATATATAAAAAGCTCGAGGAAATTTATTAAAATATTGCATTAGTAACCGCCTTGAATATCTTGTTTTGATAGCGCTCTGTATTCTTGGAATACAAGAGTAAGATCAACTTCAGTAGGATGACCGTCATCATGAAATGTCATTGAAGTAGCGTTATAAGAAGCTTGTGCACTTCGTAGATAACAATGCTGTAAAGCTGGTACTTTCATATTAGCACCTCTCATATTAAATTCTATCTTAAACAAATTAGGAAACTTATATCCTGCTGGAATACCGGCACCAATATTAATTGTTTCCGGATACATTTCCATTCTAAATGTTTTGATAATCGCTTCAATTTGACTTGCTTCTTGTGCAGAAGTAGCAATTAACTTAAATGTAAATGAGAACTGACGAATGTTTGGTTTATCAAAAAGCAATCGTGTTCCGGGATTAACTCCAGTTTGAATCGCAGTTGTAATCGCCGCGCGCACGCCTTCCTTTGGTATAAACTGTGCTGCACGTGCACCGGCCACCTGCGCGGCTTCAGCTGATAATGTACCTCTTGCTAAGTTAAAGATAGATTCTACCCCTTCGCTAATTCCTTTACCTACAGCATTTAATAGACTCTTACCATTATTAATTGCGGCAAGGCCTGTTAGACCTGCTGGTCCAAGATCAACTTGATTATAGTTTACATCATCATTGAATGTAAGCGATTGAGGAAAATATAATTCCATTATTGGAACGCCATCGGCCGGAGTAGCTTTTACATTTGTAGTGTCAGGTATATTTGCGCCATTTCTTGCATCAGCAGTTGCTTCAGCATTTTTAGCCATTACCGCTCTTTCAACTTCAAATGGATTTACAGAACCACCAACAGTTGCAGTTCGAGGTTCCGGTTCATTTCCAAAATCATCAACACCATCATATCCACTTGAAGTAGCAACTCTATTTTCTTTAAGCTGCTCTTCTGCTTTAGTTTTAGCTTTAGCATCTTTAATAGTCATAGCTTTACTATTACCCCAACCGAGCAATGGTACATCAAATATTTCTGCTAAAGCCTTTGGGTCAATTGTATATGCATCAACTTTATATGCAGTAAACTTAATTTTAGCTGGATGATTGACATCATTATGTAATGGATAAACAAGTCTTACCTTTTTTCTATTAAGATGTCCACTTACTTTTTCCTCCACAACAGTAGCTGTTTTACCACCCAAAGAAGTTGTATCAGCCTGACTTCGTGCAGTAAGAGTAGTACCACCCGGATTACCGCCGGTACGTGGAGAAGCTGAAGGAGGTACTTGTTTACTAATGTAATGTTGCTTTTGACCAGATGCCATATGATTATCCTATAAATAAAAATATCTTGAACTATTTATAACGAAAAATGGCGTATTCTGGTAAGTATAAACCCAACATAAAAAAGTATAGCGGTGATCCTGATAAAGTAACCTATCGTTCTCATTGGGAAAAGCTATGCTTTATGTGGTGCGATAGCAATCCTTCTGTCAAATCTTGGAGCTCAGAAGAAACTGTTGTACCTTATTTTTGGGATATAGACAAGAAGATGCACCGGTACTTTGTAGATCTAAAGATAACATTCGCAGATGGAAAAACAATCTTAGTTGAAATTAAACCAGATAAAGAAACAAAGGTTCCTAAGAATCCTAATAAGAGTAAAAGATATATAGGTGAAGCAATGACCTATGTAAAGAATATGAATAAGTGGGAAGCTGCTAATAGCTTTGCAAAGGATAGGGGATGGACATTTCAAATCTGGACAGAGAATACACTGAAGTCTATGGGGATAATGAAAGATCAGCCGGGTAAACTTAAACCACTAAAACCATTGAAACCATATCGTAAAAAGCCTAAGAAAAAGATATAAATACAGGTATGAGTAATCTATTTGCAAAACTTGGCTACGAAGCTTTTAGAGCCGGCATTAATCCTAGAACTAAAGAGGCACAGGATTGGTTCAGACGTAAAGCACAACAAATGCGTAGAGTAAATCGGACAGCGTTAATGAACGCTGAAGAAGTAAAGCTTGTGAATAGACAACAACCTTTGATTGGATCTATGAACATGTTTTTCTATGATCCAAAAACAAAAGACACTTTGCCCTTCTACGATCGATTTCCCTTGGCTATCATCGTAGGACCCGCAGAGAAAGGTTTCTATGGTTTGAATCTACATTACTTGCCTCCTTTACTAAGAGCTAAATTTCTTGATGCATTATTAGATATAACTAATAATAAAAAGTATGATGAAACTACACGGTTTCAAATGTCATATAAAATGTTAATGGCTTCATCTAAAATGAGATATTTTCAGCCATGTTTTAAACACTACTTAACCGCACATGTTAAATCAAGACTCGCGCGTGTACCCGCACCCGAGTGGGAGATTGCAACATTCTTACCAACTGCAAGTTGGGAAAAGTCGAGTGCTGCTAATGTGTATAAGCAATCAAGGAAAGCAATATGAGTACTATAGACCAACTTAAATCTCTTGCTTCAGCAAAGCTTGGATTTGCACGATCAAATCAATTTTTAGTTGAACTTCCTGGGACATTTAGTTCTGGTGGTATTTTTGGAGCTTTAACTACTCTTTTAACTTCTGGTAATATGGGAGGCGGTGATCTAAATTTATTATGCGCATCTGCAACATTACCGGGAAAACAAATCTTAACACTTGATCGTAGAACTGGTATGCAATTTGAAAAGGTTGCTTATGGTTATGCTGTTGACGATGTATCACTATCATTTATAGCTCTTAATGATTACGGTACTCGTAAATATTTCGATGCATGGCGTGAAAGAGTAATAGATGAAACAGGTCAAACAGTAGGATATAAAAAAGACTATGCTAAGCCTGTTAAAATACATCAATTAAGAAAGCCAATAAAAAATATTGGTACAGACATAGGTCCTATAAGCATTAATGTAGGTCTTGGTGGTGGATCGGTTTATTCTGTTGAATTAATTGATGCATTCCCTACTACAATTGGACAAGTAGAATTAAATAACGAATTGGATGGATTGGTACAAATTAATGTACAGTTGTCATATACTAACTGGCAAAGAGCCAGTGGTGGACAACGATGGATTCAAGCTTCAGCCGGGCTTGGATCACTTTCGCAATTTCTTGGTTAGGAGTAAATTATAAATGGCATTACCACGATTGAATGAAAATCCAGAGTATGAATTAACTATACCATCAACTCAAAAGTCTGTAAGATACAGGCCGTTTTTAGTAAAAGAACAAAAGAATTTATTAATTGCATATGAGTCAAAAGATCAATTACAAATAATTTCTTCAATACTTAATTGTATTGGTTCATGCATACAAGAAGAAACAGATGTGTCTAAGCTTTCTACATTTGATACTGACTATATTTTTACTAAGATAAGATCTAAATCTGTCGGCGAAAAAGTTACTGTTAGTGGTACATGCCAAGCATGCCAAGCAAAGTCTGATGTAGAAGTTGATCTGGATATGATTAAACTTGAAGGTGAATTAAAACCACAAAAAATTGAATTGACTAGTGATATTCATTTAGATATGAAATATCCTACATATAAAGATTTTATTAGCAGTGATACTATTATGGAAATGAATACTAATTCTATATTTGAAATGCTAACAACATGTATCAAATCTGTAAGAACAGAAGAAGAAAATATTAATTTAGCTGATGAGCCAAAAGAAGAAATAGAACGATTTGTTAATTCATTAACTGGTGAACAATTTCAACGTATTCAAACTTTTATAGAAAATGTGCCAAAGATAACATTAGATATTGAATTTGATTGTAAAGCATGTAACGTACATAACAAACATAAATTGGAGGGGCTGCAAGATTTTTTTTCATAAACCTTTCTCATGACTCGTTAGAGAATTATTATCGTACCAACTTTCAAATGATGCAACACTTTAATTATTCTCTAACAGAATTAGATAATATGATGCCATGGGAAAGGGAAGTATATTTAACATTACTGTTAGATCATCTGAAAGAAAGAGAAGCAGCAAATAACACATGACCACATTAGCAGATATCAATGATACCTTAATAAAAAATCGACAAGTGCTAGGTGCAAAGCAAACCTACACTAGTGCTCGAGTTGATGCGCTATCGGCTGGCTTTAAAAAATTTACAGACTTATTAGAAGCCGAAAGTAATGCTGATGATTTAGATGAATTAGGTGAAAGTAGAAAAAGCGGCGGGCCAAAAGCAATTGATGTTAAGCAAGCTGGAGAAGATGGTTCCGGCAAAGGTAGATTTTTTGATTTTGATGTAGGTAACTTAATACCATTAGTTGGTGGTGTATTAGCAGGACTTCTTAAACGTGGTGGCTTAGCTATAATTGCAGGAATTTTAGCCGATGAAATTGGTCAAGGTATTGCTAAACTAACTGGTAGTGACGCATTAGGTAATGTTGCTGAATGGGCAACTATGGGAGGTGCTTTCGGATTTCTTTTCGGTGCTAAGTTTGGTTTATTAGGTGCGGTTATTGGTGCCATATTTAGTGAAGCATCTAGAGAAAAAATAGCAGGAATTCTATCTGATGTTTTTGGAGAAGAAATTGGAAAAGCAGATAAAGCTACATTCCTAGCGGCTGGGGCTGCATCTGCTGTAGCTGCTTTTATGCCTAAATTATTATTTAAGCTAGTACCAAAATTAGTTGGATTTCTATTATCACCAGTAGGATTAGTAGTAATAGCTACAGCAGCAGTATTAGGTTTAGCTATAGGATATTTTACTAATGATGAGTTTAGAAGTTCAGTTGATAAAATGATTCAACCTTTACGTGATAAGATGACTAAGTTTAGAGATGATATGATTGAATCTACTAAAAACTTTTTAGATAAACTTTTTGATCCTCTTATTACAACTACTAAAGAAAATGAAGAAATTGATAAGAAAATGAGCGCCGAAGATTTAGCAGCTCAAAAAAAGATACAAGATCAAATAGCTGCAACAGAAACTTCTAGAGGAGCAATATTTAGTGCAAGGCAAGCTCAGTTTGGTGATATTGCACCGGGTAATCAAAGTTTAGAAAGAGTAAGAAAAGCTGGAGAAGAAGCTGGCATTGATTTAGAAAATACTAAAAATGAAGATGGTGTAAAGCTATCATCAATTGAAGATACCAATACTCTTTTCTTTGCAATCAATAAAATTCTAATGGATCGACAAGCAGCATTAGAAAAACAGCTAGAACCAATACTTGAAAAGCGAGATGAAATAGAGGTTGATATTGAAAAGAAAGAAGACATTAGCAACATGTCTGATTCTTCTCTTTCTAGTAGAATTAAAACTCTTACTGCAATGAAATCAAGTCCGAATTTTTCAAGATCTGATAATGCTCAAAGAACAGCTGCTATTAATGATGAAATTAAAATTTTACAAACTGAACAACAATCTAGAATTTTATCACCAGCTGTTGTAGATGCATCAACTACTAATAATGGAAGTTCTACTACAGTGATTACCCCACCGGCTCCTTCTGCTAATAACAGTGAGGATCCGGTGAGGGAAGCAGTTGTTTTTTAATCTTCTTGAGCTAACTTAGCAAAGTAAGACATCGTATCATCATCACTAGTAACATTCATTTCTTCTGCAGTGATAGGTTCAGCCACTTTATATTCAGGTGCTGGAGCAGGAACATTCATTTGAGATTCCTGCGCCATAGTAGGTGCACCCATAGCTTGAGGTGATTCACCAAGAACCCGTGCAAGTTTAGCTTTGAGTTCATCATAAGTCTTATAGTTCGAAGGATCAGTGAACTCATTAAGGTTATGTTGTTTACCATATACCTCTTCAAGCTTTGTATCATCACCACCGAACAATGCTGCAGGTGTAGCAAATTCAGATTTATCGTAGTTACGATAACCTTCAACTTGCCGAATCTTAAGTTTAAAGTCTGCACCATCCCAGAAGTCAAATGGATTGACAGCTTTCTCATCAGCAAATGATGGTTGCATAACATCCATAACTTTATCAAAGATTTTCTTACCAAACTTATAGAGTACTACACGGCCAACATTATGTGAAGCAGAAGGATCTTCTACAACCAATGCATTAACTACATAGTGTAGTCGACGCTTTTGTTTCCGGGCAGTATCTTTATCTTCTTCATGGCCGGAATTCCAGAGCCGTGAGTTGAGTTCGCCAACAGGATCAGGTTGACCAATAGATGTAAGGCTGTTTTCGATATACCATTGACCGGTTGGTCCTTTGAATCCATGGTCCCAATATCGAACCCACGGTAAGTCTGAACCTTCTGCGGCTGGCAAGAATCTGAGTACGGCATATCCATTCCCTGCTTTATCTACTGTTGGTTTCCATTCACGTTCATCAGCGTATGACTTTTTTTCACCGCCACCGACGGCTTCTGCTGCTTGAACTAATTTGGAGATTTGATCGCGGTTGCGTTTTAGATTTTCGAATGACATTGTATTTCCTTTTTA